GTCTTGGGGGGCGGGCGGCGCTGAGACATTGTACGAGTGACTGAGAAAATCAGGGGGAGGGAATGGCGCAGCGCCTTTGGCTCTGAACTTTTTCCTCCTGCTATAGTAAAATGCCGGGTGGCGCTTTGATGCAACTGGTTGCCTATGGCGCTTCCGACGTGTACCTTACCGGTGACCCCAAGGTGACCTTCTTCCAGTCAGCCTACAAGCGTCACACCAACTTTGCGATGGAGACTGTTCAGCAGACCGTGGCGGGCAACGCAGGCCCGGGAGGTCTCGTCTCAGTGACCCTCGCTCGCTCAGGCGACCTGGTCGGTGACATGTTCGTCGTTCTCCAGCCCAACAGCTCATCCTATGCTCAGCTGACGTCGAACAATGTCGGTAACGACATGTGCTGGGTGGCGGAGCGCGCCTTCAGCTCGGTCGAGCTCTTCATCGGTGGCCAGTCGATCGACAAGCACTACCAGATGTGGTTCCGTCTGTACGCCGAGGTCTTCCTCGACGAGACCAAGAAGATGAACTATGGCAAGCTGGCATCGATCGCCACGCCCAACAATACCGGCACCTCCATCGCCTACGCCTACCTGCCCCTCATCTTCTTCTTCAACCGCAACCCGGGTCTGTACCTGCCCCTGATTGCACTGCAGTACCACGAGGTCCGCATCGACTTCACGCTGAGCACCCAGTACGCCAACTACTTCGGCACGAACCCCTTCGCCGTCTGGGCCAATTACGTCTACCTGGACACCGTCGAGCGCGACAAGTTCGCCAAGACTCCCCACGAGTACCTGATCGAGCAGGTTCAGCACGTCAACCCGGACCCGGTGGGCTCCAGCAGCGAGAACACCCCGAGCGTGATTCGCATGCAGTACAACCACCCCGTCAAGGAGCTCATCTGGTGCTACCAGAACAACTCTATCGGCACGAACCCGAATGCCCTCTGGAACTTTTCGTCCAGCGTGGCGAATGTGAACGTGACGGTCGACCTCAACCAGATTGCCCAGGCCGGAGCGTCCCAGATCCCCAACTGGACTGGCGCCCCCGTTCTCTACACGCCGTCGCCCTTGGCGTCTCCCCTTTACGTTGCGGCTGACGGAGGCGGCTTCGTGACCGGAGCCTCCGTCTCTGTGCAGTCCAACGTGCTGACCGGCAACGTATTCTGGACCGAAGGTGGTGTCCCCCAGTATGGCGCAACGTCGAATGTCGTCTACGGACAGGAGGTGGGACCCCTGCACCAGGCTAAGATCATCCTCAACGGCACGGATCGTTTCGTACCCCAGTTCGGCAAGTACTTTAACCAGTATCAGCCTTATGTGTATCATTCGGGATCTCCGTACCCGGGCATCTACATGTACTCGTTCGCCATCAAGCCGGAGGAACTCCAGCCCAGCGGCACGTGCAACTTCAGCCGTATCGACATGGCCCAGATTGCCGTGAACCTCAAGACGGGTGTGCCATATACTACCCTCCAGCAGCGCATGTTCGCCGTCAATTACAACATCCTGCGCATCCAGTCTGGTCTCGGTGGCGTCGCGTTCGCGAACTAAAGAAATCCCTCGTTCTAAAATCAGGTTGATGCCATTTGTGTATTCCATAAAGTGTAAACTAGAACCATTCCGTGAATATATAGGTCAGACGGTTCAGGATGATTTTCAAATCCGCCTGAACGGTCACATATCCGAAGCGAACAATGGTCGAAGACGCCACCTCTACAACGCCATTCGTCTGTACGGATGGGACCAATTTCAGATTGAAATTCTTCACTCCTTTCCCAGAGAGGGCAATTGGCAAGAGCGCATGGACGACCTTGAGATCCAGGAGATTGCTCAGCGTGGGACCCTAGCTCCAAACGGCTACAATAATGAGACCGGTGGGAACAAAAACAAGGTGCTTCACGAGGACACCAAGGTCTTAATGAGCTCGGTGCGATCAGGCGAACTCCATGCCATGTTTGGAAAACATCATGATGACGAGGCAAAGGAACTCATTCGACTGGCAAATCTCAAGCCTGTCCAGCAATGGTCCAAGGATGGGACCCAACTCCTCAGGACGTTCGAGTCGGTCGAGGAGGCTGCCAGGGCGTCAGGAACAGACGGGAGTCACATATGTAAAGTGTGTAAAGGGGAGCGCAGGACGGCCGGGGGGTTTCATTGGAACTTCGTGCAGATGAATGATATTCAAACGAACTCGCCTCTAAAGTTTACAAAAATTCAGCAATGGTCGTTCGATGGTAAGACTCTGGTCGGAGAGTTCGATACCATCCGTGCAGCTGGTGAAAAGACCGGAGCACATAAGGGTCGTATAAGTAAGTGTTGCAAGGGCGCGTCTCGATCGGCAGGTGGGTTTAAATGGAAAGCTGTCTAAATTTTTTTCTTGGGGGATAGTACAAAGCGAACATGGCAGGCGGGTTGATGCAACTGGTTGCCTACGGTGCTCAGGACGTTTATCTGACCGGTCAGCCCAAGGTGACCTTCTTCCAGGCGGTGTACAAGCGCCACACGAACTTTGCGATGGAGAACATCCAGCAGACCGTGAACGGCTCGGCTTCCAACAGCGGCCGCGTGTCCGTGACCATTGCCCGCAACGGCGATCTGGTCGGTGACATGTACATCCGCCTGCAGCCCACGATGCAGAACTCTGCCAACCTGACCTCCACCGGCTCCAACTTCGATTCCAACTGGGTGGCTGAGCGCTCCATCGCCTCCATTGAGCTGACGATCGGTGGTCAGCGTATCGACAAGCACTACCAGGCCTGGTGGCGTCTGTACGCCGAGCTGTTCCTCGGTGAGTCCGACAAGATCAACTACGGCAAGATGACGTCCAGCCCTGTGACCGTGGTCGACACCACCAACCTGAACAGCGTGTACCTGCCCCTGCTGTTCTTCTTCAACCGCAACCCGGGCCTGTACCTGCCTCTGATTGCCCTGCAGTACCACGAGGTGCGCATGGACTTTGACCTGAGCTCTTACTTCCAGAGCTACTTCACCAACAACATCTTCGAGGTGTGGGCCAACTACGTGTACCTGGACACTGAGGAGCGCCGCCGCTTCGCCCAGAAGGGCCACGAGTACCTGATCGAGCAGGTGCAGCACACCGGCGGTGACTCCATCGCCCTCGCGCTCGCCCCGAGCACCACCGGCTCGGCGACCGCCCAGACCGTCCGTCTGTCCTTCAACCACCCCGTCAAGGAGCTCATCTGGTGCTACCAGAACACCAGCCCGACGCAGTACAACAGCATGTGGAACTTCTCCACGAGCGCGCAGAACGTGAACGTGAGCTGCGCGCCCCTTGTCGGCAGCGCTGCCTTCGCCCTGCCCCACACCATCGGCTGCCCCCGTCTGTACTCCAACGTGATCACCACCACCGTGGCCGGAGCCGCACTTCTGTCATCCAACGTGTCCGCCGGCATCTTCTGGGTGGAGGAGGGCTCTGCTAACGCCACCGCGGCCACCGCCGTGGAGGTGGGCCCCCTGTCCAGCTTCAAGCTGGTGCTCAACGGCCAGGACCGCTTCAAGGAGCAGGCCGGCAAGTACTTCAACCAGTACCAGCCGTACGTGTACCACACCGGTGTGCCCTACCCGGGCATCTACGCCTACTCCTTCGCCCTGCAGCCGGAGGAGCACCAGCCGACCGGCACCTGCAACTTCTCGCGCATTGATAACGCGCAGGTTGCCCTCAGCATCAAGGGCGGTGCCACCACGCCTCTGCAGCGCATGTTCGCCGTGAACTACAACATCCTGCGCATCCAGAGCGGCATGGGCGGCTTGGCCTTCAGCAACTAAACGCATCGCCAAAATACCAAAAACCCAAAAATACGGGCTTCGGCCCCAAGAACGTTCTAGGTTCTTGGAGTCGAAACTTAAATATCCGTGAAAATAAATGAATGCGCCCGCGCCGTTTTCCGCACCCGCACCGGCCCCCGCACCCGCGCCGTTTTCCGCACCCGTGCCGGTTTCCATGACATCTCCAATTGAAGATGTCGCAATATTTCGCATAAATGATGAATGCTACAAAGGAACTCTCGAACAATCGCTCAATGCTCTTGGTTACAGTGCTAAAGTTGGGCTATCAAAAGTTGGCATTGCAATTACATTGATTTGTGTATTGTTGTTTGTGTACCTGGCGACGACTACACCGAGTGCTGTTCCAAAGGTCATCGCCGTTTGCTGCCTCTCTAGCATGATTGGAGGAGTTGTTCAGTATTTTACGACTACGGCGGATCTCGAATCGTTGAAAAAATCTACCAAGCTCTCTAGCTGCCCCGCCCCACAACCTGCCATGTCCCTTTGAGGGCCGCAAACTCCTCTTCAATGATATGAGCCGTCAAATCGGGGTAAAAATTAGGTGAACAGCAAAATACGTCAATGTAAATCTTGTTAGATTCCGGGTACGCGTGAGCGCTGAAGTGGCTCTCGGCCAAGACCAGGACTCCAGTCGCACCGTGCGGCTCAAATTGGTGAAAAGCTCGGCTTACAACTGTAAACCCGCACCTTTCAGCGATTCGATTCATAATTCTTTCTAGGTGGGTCGTCTGGGAAACCCAGACGCCTTCGATATGCCCGATGAGGTGGCGCATTTTCCTACTCTTTCTAAGGGTTCTGGATCTTATATAGAATTAGCAGTACGGCCATGAGAATGTACAGCATTCCGAAAAACTTCTGGCCCGTCTTGGCCTGGCTGTTGGACGACTCTACGAAGTTGGCGACCCCCAGTCCCGACAGGACCAGGAGGAAGAGGGCCATGAACGCGAGTTCAGCGGTAGAAGCAGCCATTTATTATAGTACACTAAAATAATATGGCCGGACAAGGACCCAGCATCGATGACATTCTCGATAGGGCCCGTGAACAGATGCTCACCGACATGGCGCAACAGACTGTCGTAGGGCTCGCTCGCGACCTGACGCTCAAGGATCTCAATTCTGTTCTAAAATTGATTGGGGACCGCCACCCTCTTACTGAATATCCTCCTGAAGTTCTTACAGACGCATCGCGTAGTTGTTGGCCTTGGAGGCGCGGACGCTGATGTACCAGAACCAGGTCAGGAAGATACCAGCGACCATCATGAAGGTCGCCTTGATCACCTCGGTGGCGACGCCCCGGCGATCCTTGTCCAGGAAGGCCTGGAGGCCGAAGAACATAAGGGCCATGCCCAACGTGAGCATCAAAATGTCGGCAAGCATCTTTACTGATAGATAATATTTTATTCGTGCGGTTAAAAGGGAGACTTTTAGTGTCGGCACAGCGTAGTATGAATTACGCATTCATCGACGCCCGGAGCCTTCTCGAAAGCGCGTTGCAGCCGACAAAGGTGTCGATCTCGGTGGTGCCCTGTGAACTCGATCAAGAGTGGAAGGACTTTGAGGAGACCCTTGGCAATTTTAAAACAAAATACGTCGAAGCCAGGTCCGAACAGAACCAGACATCGGCCGAACTGACAGAGAAGATGGAGGAAATTTCATATCTCGAGATGATAGTCGAGACTGTAAGGTCCCCCGGCTTAAAGGAGCGAATCGAGTCTATCATACAGGAGTACCAACAGGGTGAAGGGACTGAGGAGCTGAAGAAGAAGGCTGGAGAGGTGGCGGGAAGGGTCGAGGCGATGAAGAAGGTGCTGACCGAGACGAACGCGGAGAAGTACGGTAAGTTTATGTGTTTTGTGTGTATGGACAGACTTGTTGACTTGTTTATCGAACCATGTGGCCACGTGATCTGCGAGCCGTGCTGGGTCCGTACCCGCGACCACACCACATGTCCAGGGTGCAGGGTGCGTTGTGAAGGTGCGAAAAGAATATTCAGTATGAACTAAGAGACTCGCGTTTGTAGTCCAAGGGTAGGACAGAACCCTTCCAAGGTTCAAACCCGGGTTCGAGTCCCGGCGAACGCACTCGACCTGAACAAGTCGTTAAAAGGTTCATCTGACTTTGGCGTAGTGGTAATTTCACTCAAACGCGATGGATTGTAGCTCCACAGATCGTGTGTTCGAATCACACAAGTCAGAATATGTTCTCGTAGCTCAGCCGGTAGGATTAAACCGCAAGCATGAGGCTGTTATTTATGGTACCTCAGGGTCACAGGTTCGAAACCTGTCGGGAACGTTTTTTTAACCGGCCTTCGGTCTCCGCTTAAAAAAACGCAACGTAAAAAATATAAAATGGCTGTCCGTCTCGTAGACTCGATGGGGAATGACGCGGCTATCGTACAGGCCGCGCGGGTCTCTTATGGAGACGGCACCAAGTCTGTGAGCGATGACCGGGCTCTGATCCGCTACCTGATGCGCCACAAGCACACGACGCCGTTTGAGATGGTCGAATTCAAGTTTCATATCGCGGCTCCAATCTTCGTGGCGCGTCAGTGGCTCCGTCATCGCACAGCCTCTGTGAACGAGCTGTCGGCTCGGTACTCTATCGTACCGAACGAGTACTTTTTGCCCGACGAACTTCGCAAGCAGGCCAGCACACGTGGGCAGGGCGGTGAGGAGCCCTTTGAGTGCGGGGAGTTGCTGCTGCTCAAGCAAAAGGCTTCGTGCGACCTGGCGTTCCATACGTACGAGGAACTCATCAAGAAGGGAGTCTCCCGCGAACTGGCCCGAGCGCACTTGCCCCAGTCCACATTTACTGAATTTTATTGGAAAATTGATCTCCACAACCTCTTGCACTTTCTCCAGCTCCGCATAGACGACCACGCCCAAAAGGAGATTCGGGATCTGGCACAACAGGTCTACGAGCTCATCAAGCCCATTTGCCCCATGACATGCGAGGCGTTTGAGGACTTCCGTCTCGGTTCAGTGACTCTGTCGCGTCTCGAGGTCGAGGCGATTAAGAATGTAAAATACGAGATTCCTGGACGTGGCGAGAATCAGGAATTCCAGGAGAAGCTGACCACCCTAGACTTGGTGGCGCCCAAGAAGACGCTCGTTCAGCGACTCATTATGTGTTTAAAGGTTTAAAATTTATTCAAAGAATGAAGACTAAAATTCCAGGTGCGTTGCGTGAGCAGGTATGGCTTCTTTATTGCGGGGACCGCATGTTCAAGCACAAGTGTCTCGTGACCTGGTGCGAGAACGTCATGGATCCCTTCAATTTCCATGTGGGCCACAACGTACCAGAAAGTAAAGGGGGGGCGACAGACATTAACAACTTGCGCCCCATATGCGCCAAGTGCAACACGTCTATGGGAGACGAGTACACCATCGACGAGTTTTCTGCTTTATCAGGTCCAAAACACGCCCGGAACCTCTGGGAGTGCTTTAGGATGGCACCTTCACCTTCGCCGCCGGGATCAGGCTCTGGGTCTCGACCAAGTAGCGCATCTTCTCCTGGGTCTTCGTCTGGTAGAACATGAAAATGAACACGATGAGGGGGAGGGCGCGGAGCTCACCGAGCTGTGAGTGATTGTACCCGTACACTCCGTTGAGAGGGAACGGAACCTTCTTGATGAGCCCACGCGTCAGGTACATCAGCGCGCCGATGATGGCAAACTGGAGAATGAGCCCAAGAATGACGCGCCACTTGGGGTGCTTCTTGTCCAGTTCGGGTGTCATCTTGTCCAGCCAGTGCGAAACGACGAATGCGAGCAGGAAGGACAATGCGCCGACATATGCAACACCCAAGAGTCGGATTAACGACACCTTGGTTATCATTAATAAAGATGAGGAAAATAAAAAGGGTATGACGAGCTTTCTACATATAGACTGGGCAGAGACCGGAACGGCCTATGTGACACTGGTCGTCCGGGATTACCCAGCTACAGGCGTGACGCTCGAGGATCTCGTGCCCGTTATACAGGCTGTCCGTGAAAAGTCACTGGCCATGATCATCAAGGCTGACCTGCGGGGCGCCAACCTCGTCAATATTGAGCTGTTCAAGTCAATCTTCAAGCTCGTCTCTGAGGTGATAGAGTACACCAGGGACGACGACCTGCTTCGACAGATCCAGTTCATAGGGACCGGTCTCGTCTTCAGGATGCTCTATGGTCCCATCAGTCTGGCAATTCCAAAGTATTTCCGCGACATGGTTGTGTTCATATGAGTTGAATAAACTCTAGGTCCAACTCAGTATGGCTCCCACTGGCCACAACTCGTCTGCGAGTTGTTCCTGGCTGCGTTTCCAGCCGGACCAGGATGCCAAGCTCCTCCACGTGGACATCCTCGTCGGCAGACTCATAGAACTCCAGCCGGATAGTAAAGAGGCGACGGACGAGTTCTGTCTCGAGCTCTACCCTGTCCTGAATTCAATTCAAGAATTGTGCCTGACGCACGGGCTCCGACAGGTGTGCTCTGCGGACCTCTCGGGTGTCCGTGTCCGGGACATCAAGCCCGTGACCATTATGCGGATAATCTGGAATGTTTATGAGCATACCAAGAATTGTATTTTACTTCAAAATTGCCAATTGTCAGGGGGTGGGCAGTTTTTCAACACTCTGGTCGAGGCTGTCCGGGGGTTCCTTCCACCCTTCATGCGGGGAATGATCACGTTAATTCCGGATCAAAATTATGTAGACTCTCCAGTATATGAAGATTGATCACATATACTGTTTAAATCTTGAAAGATCAGTGGATCGCAGGGAAAAAATTGGGAAGGAGTTCGAAAAAGAATCGCTCGACGTGGAATTCTTCAAGGGTTGTGACGGAAAGGCGATAGGGAAAAGCGGCGTGTTTGGCTGTGCCCAAAGTCATATCAATATATGGAAAGACGTTGTTGAGAAAGGGTACAAGAATGTTCTCATATTTGAGGATGACGTATGGTTGGAAAAAGACTTTAAACAATATTTGGAAATTCTAGAACCTCCGGAGAAATGGGACGTGTTGTACTTGGGCGCTTCTCTCCCAATTTTAGAACAAAAAACAGATGGTCATTTTAGCAAGTGTAAAGTGCTCGGTACGTTCGGTTACATAATAAATGAGAATACTGCACTTAAATTAGCTTATATCGACCCAGACGATTTACAATATGATATAGATGTACATATGTTGGAT